AGTTAAATCACAAGGACAGCTTGATAGTCTACTAATAGATGACAATCTATAAAGATAGTTTTCTAAGGGCAAGGATAAATCCGCTCTGGTATTTCTATACCTGGAGCCTTTTTAAATCATTTAAAACTTATAAAAATGGAATCTATCCAACTAATACAACCAACAGAACAATTTACAGAATTTATGGCTTTGCCTAACGGATTAGCAAAAAATATTAAATATTATAATAATATATCAGGTAATTCATTTACTGAAGCATCTATTGCAAAGAAAGATGGATGTATTTATTATGCTAGCAATGTTTTTAAAATAGTAAAATCAACAAAATCCTCTTATTATATCAAAAGAGTGACAAAAGATGGATTTACTATTGATCAGAAAGGTAAATTAAGTGTGTGGTTTAACAAAAGTATATTTCAAATACCTTTTATAAATGAAGTGTTTAAATATTTTAACTTTAATTGGTTAAGTGTTAAACTACACCCATTTATAACTAAAGGTATATTTGAAAAGATGGTAGCTAATAAAATTACAAATAATACAGATGTTTGTAAAGCATACATTAAAGCAATGAGAATTAATTGTAGTCCTGCTTTATTTTTAAATCTATTTGAAACAACTTCTATATCTAAACAAGATTTATTACGTCAATCATCTGTTGCTAAAGACACTAATCATCTCATAGAATATTTACTTGAAGATAGTTCTCCTGGTATACATGATAATACTAAACATGAAAAACGTCAGATTTTTAACGATATGGTGAAAGAAGCACAAATTCTTGAAAAGAAAATAGATTTTAAATGGTCTTTAAATAGACTCAAAGAAGAACATAAAGCTTGGACTGAACAAATTATGAAAGTGGAAATAGATAGTCTTGAAGATGTAAAGATTTCAAAGATTGAAAAATTTGATAGATATACACCTCAGCAATTTAAACTTTTACAAACACAAAAAGAAGTTTTTATTGAAGGTTCCACTATGAAACATTGCATATATACTGCTTATTGGTCTTCTATTAAAACAGGTAATTATTTAGTTTATCATATTAATTCAGGTGATGAAGAAGCCACTCTTGGTGTAAATTTATATAATGATAACATAATATTTAATCAATGTTACAGTAGATATAATCATAAAGTTAGCGATGTGTTAGATGCAAAAGTTAGAACTTTTGTAGAAGAACTAAATGAACAATTAAACAGAGATGGAATATTAAAACAGCATTTTGAAGAAAAAACAGTAGGAAACAATATTATTAACGATTTACCTTATTAAATCATTTAAAACCAATTAGTTATGTTCCTAAAAGTTTATTCCATTATAATGTTTGTTATAACAACAGCATTATTAATATCAGCTCTATATGCTTCAATAGAATGGGCATTAGACAAATTTGTTCTTATTGGTGGTCTTATATTTGTAGGATATTTTTCCACATTTATGGCCATTATATTACACATTCAAGAAAAAAACAAAAACCCCCAATAACATGAATGTTCCACAACAAATCAAAGACAAAATCATTTCTAAGGTGTCTAACGAGCTCACTAGAGGCAGATCTCTTGTAGAGCATAGTAAAGACCAACAAGCTCTTCATTACAAGAGAGCAACAAACACATACTATCTTATTATAGATGGGCATGAAGTGCTCACATATAGAGAATGGTATCAATTAGGTAGCCCTGCCTACCTTACATCAGGCTCATATTATGAGTGTAATAAGGAAAAAGATAAACTCAAGCCACAAGAATGACCACATGAAAAACACCTATTTTTAATCATTTAAATTATAAAACATGAAAAAGTTAACAAGTTTAGTTATTGCCACTATTATTGTGGGAATAATTGTATTTTCGCTTATGCTAAGTAGCTGTAAAACAACAGGATATGGCTGTCATGGTAGAAGTAAATCTATTACAGGATATTAATTAAAATATAAATTAATCAACATGGAAGCAGAATTAACATTTAGAAGCTACAAGCCCTTAAAACTTGAAAAGGGTATGTGGTTCATCAATAAGCTCTATCCCAACACAAAAAGAGAACAAATCATTATTAAGGTGCTTGATAGAATACCTAATAATGAAGATGATGCATTTGTTATGATAAATGGTTGGCCAATGGAACCATACATTGTACATGAAAATCAAGTGTTAGCTACACCACAACAAATAGCATGGTGGGATGATTGTGATCCAGATTCTGAATATTTCTCAGACATCACAATCAAACAGATGGAAGATGTAATTAATATATATGGTGGATGGCTTGATATACAAATGGAATGTCAAGATGATGATGATGAATGTCAACCAACACCTGTTATTATGGAAGGAAAGGTGATTCTCACATATTATGGACAATCTGAGGAATATGATGAAGATGGTGAAGAATATAATGAGGATGAGGAGGAAGAAGGAGATTGGGAAGAAGAAAGTGATGATGAATGGGAATTCTATAACAAAAAACCATCAAATGATGATGAAAATCATATTAAAGAAAATTAACATATTTATATTTGGACAAGTGGCACAAGGAGAAACACTTCCACCACCAACAGTGCATACAACCTATCCAAAGGATTACAAAGACTTTTATAAATGGGCTAATGAATTAAATGTTAGTTCTTCCTATAAGAGATAGATAACATTGTGTGTGGATGGGAATAAAGGCCTCTAATAGAGATATTAGGGGTCTTTTATTTTATTCATACATTAACAATTATATTTTAAATCCACAAAAACCTACACACATGCCACGTAAAGCACAATTAGTATTCAGTTCAAAGAACTTTTCTCGTCAAAACATTCTATCATGTTCATGCGGAAGCAGTCCATCTGCTAAGCTATTTGAAGGTATTTTAAAAGGTTGGACAACCACTAATAGGTTGAGTATCAGCAAAGAGAAATACTTTTATCAGCCTTCTGAGGAATATGTTAAACATTCTATGATGTTTAAGAAGAAGAAAAGTTAGGAAATTAAGTGATACCATCATATATTTGTGGTGGTATCACATTTTTAAATTAAAATCTATTTTATGAAATTCACTATAACTGCTAAGAACTTTCTTTTGTTATGTGCTATGTTATTAACTATGTATGCAATAGTTTTAACCTTTAATTCTGCTCCAGATGTGACATTTTGGAAGTGGTTTGGTTGGAACTATGGTATTAATTATACAGATCACATGATTCCTAAACTATTAGCAATGGGAGCTTGGGTGTTATATATATTAGTTCCTTCACCAAAAGACACAGAATTAGAATGATACCATGTATATGCATTGATGCTACAAATAAGCCTAATGATATTCCAAATAACAAATGGTTAAAGAAAAACCAAGAATATCATGTTATATACACCATCACTGTATTACCACAGAGGCAATTAGCATTTCATTTAGCTGAAATAGAACTTGATGAGACATGCTATCCCTATCAATATTTCCTTGCTAATAGGTTTGCCTTTACAGAGGAAAATCTATTGCTATTAATGGAATTAATTAAGGATTGCTCTGATACAGATTTCTCTATGGATGAACTAATGAAACAAACAGAAATCATTAACCAATAAATATAAAAAATGAAAAAGCTAATCACGTTCCTATTAATATTATGTACATCATTTGCTAAAGCACAAGATGTATCTCTTCCTCTAACAAAGGTGATGACATATGTCTATAATGATGTTACAGATAAATATGATGATTATGAATCATTAGTTCCAGATGAAGGAGTTAATATTGTAATGACAGATGACCATCATCTCATCATCACTAATAAAAAAGGTACTAATTATATGATTAAGACCGCTGAGAGAAGAAAATCTGATGGTGATGGGTATACATGTACAGATTTTGAGGGTAATGACCAAGATGAGCAATATGTATATATGACTCTATGTACCAATCAGAGTAAGAAAACTGGATTTCTAGTGGTGGTATATTCTAGAAAATGTTCAATCACTTATTTCTTTTAATATGAATACAACAGTAACAACAACAGAAACTCCACAATTAAATGGGCTCCATTGTCCAGAATGTGGTGAAGAACTATTAGATTCAAAACCAAACACCATCCTCACAATGCATCCTGCTCAAAAAGAAGTGGAATGTATAAGTTGTGAATATAAGGGATATAGAATAATTTGGTGATTTAATATAAATTAGTTAAATTGCAATATATTATAACGATCTGTTTTTCAGAATCAAACCGACCCCTATTTCTATAGGGGTTTATTTTTAATTATAAAATTAATCATATGCATATAATAGCATTAATTATTACATTAGTTATTTTAGTAGTTGTTTTCTATGGAGTGTATGATGTTATCAAACAAATAAATGAGATGGAAGATGAATAAATGTCAAGATGTATGCATGAAAAACTAGGAAAAATTCATGCAAAAAGTGCTGAAAATAGACACCTTGTGCAAAAAATAACTGTCCCAAATATTTGCTAATTTTGGGACATAAATGTAGCATAAATCATTCACTATCAACAAAACAAGGGCTTAATGATTGAAATATGCTACATAACTGGTCATATAAGGGCAAAAAATGCCCTTGTTGAGTAGTATAAGGGTAAAAATTACACTTTAACAAATAATATTGTGGAAAATATTCCACTAAAATGAACGAATAGTGGAAAATAACCAACAGTTTTACGGAATATAACCGATATAGTTTACAAAATTTGACAACTTAGTACTATTAATGCCTAAAACTTATTAAATTTAAACCATTTCGTTGACATCACCAATATGATAAATTTATAATATGACACCAAAAGAGAAAGCAGAAGAACTAAAAGAAAAATTTGATGGTTACATCTGTTATGCTGAAGCAACAGTAGATGAAATAATTAAAGTTGTAGAAGAAATATGTGATGATAGAGGATATGATCCTTTTGAAGCTCCATTATATACATTAAATTATTATAAAGAAGTAAAACAAGAAATAGAAAAGTTATGAAAGGACATCTATACAAAAAGAAACAACCTGAAGGATGGTATGTAGCATACGATATTGATGGGTTTACAAAAGCAGAGCTTCCCTTACATCCAGATGATATCAAACAAATAAACAGGGATGCACAAGTGTTTGATAATATAGAGGCTAGAATAGCTGCCTATCCTGAAGTGGAATTTGATTGGTTTGTTATAGTACAACCTGATGGCAAGGGTAAAGAATATGCTAAACTTTTAAACCATTAAACCAAAAACAATGAAACAAACAGCAGTAGAATGGTTATTTCAAGAACTATGGGATACTTCAAAAGACAAGTTGACTTGGTATAGTATTTTAGAGAAAGCCAAAGAAATGGAATCAGATAGAGAATATGAAATTAAAGCATTTTGGTTTGGTAGAGGAATAAATGCAGGTAGAGAAAACAAAATTGAAGAACTTAAACCTAAAAAAGATTAATTATGACATCAATAGAATGGTTAGCTAAAGAATTGGAATCACATGGAGATCCTCAGTATTGTGAATTAGAATGGAAAACATTAGCTTTATTAATTGACCAAGCCAAAGAAATGCACAAGCAAGAGGTAATAGATGCATATTTTGAAGGTGCATATGGTGGAGATAATATAAGTGGAGAACAATACTATCAAGAAACATTTGTAAGTAAGGGAAGTGGTATGTCGGAAAAACCGAATAACCACATAGACAGAACTTGTACTAATAGTTGTTCAGTAGTATGTGGAGAATGTCAACTTCCAATTCCCCAAACAGAAATATCAGATAAATCTTGGGAAGGTTGTGATGGTTGTACAGAACAAGATGAGATTATGTACAAGAATGGATATGCAAAAGGATATAATGCTGCCATAGCTGAACCTCCTAAAGAAATATCAGATGAAGAAATAACTAAGTTGGCTAATGAACATATCTTATACAATGATTCTAAAAGACAATGGGTTATAGAAGGTATGAAACTTTATAGAGAACAATTAAAACAATGATAATTTCCTATTATAATGTGATTTAGCACTTTTAATGATGAAAAAAGCTAAATAAATACAATAAATCACATTATAAAATAAAACCGTTCCAATTTATAACAGTTTAAATAAAATACAATGAAAAGACTTAAAACATCATATTTTATAAAATCAGATAGTTGCAAAGATTGTCACGAACTTATAATTATTCATAGACGTTTTAAAAAACAGTCTAAAATTAGACGTGTTATGTGGATTGCTAGTGCTATCAAATGGGACCATGCTTTACAACTAAAACTAAATCAATAAGTTATGACAGAAGAACTTTATTCTTATTTATTCCATTATAACCACCATACAGGTCTTTGGAGTGCTATTCCAAGAGAAAAACATGATGAATATTGGAATGATGCTAAATCAAAAGGTATTCTTAGATCAAAGAGTATTGGAACATTAATTACACTTATTAATAAGGGTGATGATTTCATTAAAAAAATTAAGAAATGAAAAAGAAGAAATATAAATATGACAAGGATAAAATGATTAAATTATTTAAGGAAGAAGGTTTTTCAGATGAAGAAATAAAAAAACATTTTGAACAGAAGAAAAATTTAGAGATTGAAAGAAAGAAGTTAATCAAAAAACAAAAAGAAAAACCTCTTGCAAGAATATTTAATGGTCTTAACACAAATGCAATATAATATGAAAATAGTAACCTATGATATAGAAACCCTTAAAGAGTGTTTTCTTGTAGTTTGTTATATTCCTGGACATGATCATAAAGTGTTTCAGGTGAGCAAATGGAAGAATGAGCTTGATGCATTCATACGCTTTACAGAGAAGTTTAATGATCACTATTGGGTGGGATATAATAATCTTAGGTTTGATAGTCAAGTGTTAGAATGGATCTTTGCTAATTATGAGAATTGGAATGATGACAGTAGGCTAGAAATATGTGCTAAAATAGCTCAGAAAGCAGCTGATGTTATTCATGATGCTAATTATGATGTATTTCCTGAATATAGAGAAGAACAGCTCAGTCTTAAACAAATAGATTTATTCAAGATTAACCATTTTGACAATAAAAACAGACGCGTTTCATTAAAGAGATTAGAGTTTGAGATGGATCTTGAGAACATTGAGGAAATGCCTATTCACCATAACAGAGAAAACCTAACAGAAGATGAAGTTAAAACTATTGAGAATTATTGTATTAACGATGTTATTGCTACTTACAATTTTTACCTCATTACTACTGGTGTATGTGAACATCCTCTTTACAAAGGTAATAATCAGATAGAGCTGAGACAGGATATAGAAGCTGAATTTGGTATTCCTTGTTTAAATTATTCTGATAGTAAGATAGGAGATGAGATGATTAAGAAGTATTATTGTCAAGAGAAAGGAATAGAATATACAAAACTACCTAAGAAAGGATATTTTAGAAGGAACATAAATGTAGCTAAATGTATAGCTGAATATGTAACATTTAAAACTCCTGAGCTTCAGGGATTCCTTAATACAATAAAGAAACTTAATCTTGGACTTCAAGATGATTTTAAAGAGAACATAAACTTCTATAACAATGTCTATACATTTGCAAAAGGTGGGCTGCATACAGAAAACGGTCCTAAAGTATTTGAAGCTGATGAAGATCATTCCATCGTTGATTGGGATGTTTCTAGTTATTATCCTGCTATCATTATTAACAATGGTCGTTACCCTCAGCACCTTGGTAAAGAATTCCTATCAGGATATAAAAAGATGTTTGACAAAAGGCTAGAGCTCAAGCCATTAGCTAAGAAAGATAAACGTATTAAGGGTATTGTAGGAGCACTAAAGCTTGCAGTTAATAGTGTATACGGTAAGAGTTCTGACATGCAGAATTGGATATATGACAGACAGCTCACTATGTTCACCACTATAACAGGAGAACTATCCTTATTAATGCTTATTGAGGAATATGAATTAAATGGTATACATGTAATATCTGCTAATACAGATGGTGTCACTGTGATAATATCAAATGATCTTATAGATAAGATGCATGAGATAAATAAATGGTGGATGAACATCACTACATATGAGCTAGAACGCACTGATTATCAGAAGATTATATTCTCAACAGTTAATGACTATTTAGCAATTAAAACAGATGGAGAAATTAAAAAGAAAGGGGATTTCCTCACAGATTTTGAATTACATAAAAACAAATCAGCCAGGATTGTACCATTGGCTCTCGAACAATATTTTGTTCATAATATACCTGTTGAGCATACTATTAGGAGTCATACTAATATCTTTGACTTCTGTTTAAGACAGAAAGCATCTAAAGATTTCCATTATGAAGGAATAATAAGATCTACAGGAGAGAAAACAATATACAACAAGCTGATAAGATATTATATATCTAATTCTGGACAGAAGCTTCTTAAAATTAAAAACCCTGAATGTCAATCTAATGCAGCATCTATTTCACAAGTGGAAGCAGGAGAGTGGCTTGCAACAGTTTGCAACCACCTTTCTAAAGATCATCCTCTAGATAACATTAATCATAGCTATTATATAGAACGCTGTGAGAGGTTAATAAGTAAAATTGTTACAGAGGGTAAGAAAAGAAGAATTATTGTAAACCCAAATCAAACTTCTTTGTTTTAGTATATTTTTAGTATATTTGCGTATCAATGCGTATCAATCGTTTAAATATTGGGGATCATTTATTGGAATACCAGCTAAAGCTTGCAGGTAAAACTATGGCTGATGCTCTAAAAGACACTATGTGGTTCTTTAATTGGACCATTACAGAGGAACAATATAAACAATATAAAGGATATGCTATTCCTCTAATAAAAAAGATATTTAAATGTAATAAGGCTAGAGCAGAAGAAACATTTGGTTGGTTCAATTTAAACTTTGGACTTCGCATAAAAGATTAACTATGAAACATTTAAGAATAGTCCTCCAACTAATAATTGGGGGACTTTTACTTTTAGGAAGTTGTTCAGCTCCTAAGAAGGTATTATCTCCTGAAACTCCAACACATGATTATATAGAAATAGATGGAGAAATGATTGAGCTAGTGCTAGACGAATATGGTGATATATACACCAAACAACATATAGGCAGTGATGTCATATATATTCCTTTTACATTCAATGATTGGGATGAAGAACAAGGAAACAAATCTATTCACATTAAAAATCAAAACAATGGGAGCAACACGATTTCACGAATCAGGAAGAGGAAAATCTGCACAAGAAGTTTATAGTAAACTAGTAAATGAAGCAGAATATGAAAATGGGCATGATTGCTATAATGGAACTATTAGTACCACTGCTGGATTTCATGATGTTACAAAAGAATGGAAAGCTAGCAAAAAAGGTCTTGATAGTTATATTAGTGCAATGCTTAATGATGCAAAAAAATATGATTGTTTTTGCATATGTATACGCAATGCTGTAGAGAATAAGAATAAAACTAAGTCTCAAGTGGAACATATAGTTACACCAGGTACAAAGAAATGGGTGTTAAAATATGTTGTATATAATTTTGATGATCAATTAGGTTCTTATAATACAAAAGGTGAAGCTGTTAAAGCTGCAAGAGCTTATACAGAGAAAACACAAAAACGTACAAGTATTGTAATGGAAAAGAAACTTGAGAAGGGTGGTTCACAAGTGGCAACAATTACATATAAAACCTCAACTACAGAAAAAGATGGTGAATATGTATTCTTTGGATATGCAGGAGAATAATAAACCTTAAAAATTAATTTTATGAAAAACGAAGATTTTGAAATGGAAGCTCAAAAAGATTTAATATATTTGCTAGAAGAGCAGAAGCTTCTTGAAGAAGAATTGATGAGAGAGATGTATGCTGAGAAAAGAAAAGAAGCTAAGATTACAGTTATTGATGCTAGTAAAATCCCAAAAAGAGATGAAAATAGATCTGAAGTTCTACCATTTTGAACAACTTATTAAAAATGGATATACACTTGACATGGTGTATCTACTTACGCTAATTGAAGAACATGAGATGGAAATCTTATGTTGTAAGATGCCTAAGATGGAAGCATTGTGTCAAGCTATAAAAAGAAAAGGATTAGTGACAGATGAATTTAAGCTTACAACAGCAGGCAAAGATCTTCTTACATTCCTTAATACAGAAACTCAGGAAGTGTTAGTTAAGAAGAAGCCTAAAGAGGAATCTTTTGAAACATGGTGGAAAACCTATCCTGGAACAGATACATTTACATATAAAGAAAAGTCTTTTACAGGAACTAGAGGTCTTAGACAAAAGAAAGATGATTGTAAGCTTAAGTTTAACAAGATTTTGAATGAGGGAGAATATACAGCAGAAGATCTTATTGCATCTCTTGAATATGAATTAAAACAAAAGAAAGAGAATTCTATTAAAACAAAGAGCAATAAGCTAAGCTTCATGCAAAATAGCTTCACCTATCTCAATCAAAGAACATTTGAACCATTCATTGAATTAATTAAAGAGGGTAAAGAAATTAAAGAAACAAACCAAGTGCAAGGGGGCACTGATATATGAGTTTTGAACAACTTAAAAATGAAGTGCAATTGGGGCTTGATGGAAGAAACAATGGTATTCCTATGGGGTTCAACAGATTGAATAGATATATAGGCATTAGAAAGTCTATGTATTTCTTAATAGGTGGACTTACAGGATCTGGTAAAACCTCCTTTATAGATGATGCATTTGTTCTCAATCCATTTGATTGGTATATCAATCAGAAAGACCCAAAGATGAAGCTTAGAATAATTTATAGATCTATGGAAAGATCTAGAACATATAAGTTTGCTAAATGGGTGAGTAGAAAGATATTCTTAGACCATGGATTTATCATTCCTGTTCCTAAGCTATTAGGATGGACAGAAAAAATGACTCATGATGAACATGATCTTTTTCTTATGTATGAGGATTATATGGCAAAGATGGAAGATGTCATCACTATTATTGATGGTCCAGAGAATCCAGTAGGTATTGCTAAAGAGTTAAAAGCCCACGCTTTACAAAATGGTGAGATTGTTCAATTAGATCAATATAATAAACGTTATGTTCCTGCTAATGAGAATGAAATCACTCTTGTTGTTCTAGATCATATAGGACTATTGAGAACCACTAAGGACCAACCCACTAAAAAGCAAGCTATTGATAAAATGAGTGATGAGCTCAGATATGCTAGAGATTTCTATGGGTATACACCTGTAGTGGTTAGTCAGTTTAATAGAGACATTAGTAATCCTATTAGACAGAAGAATGGTGATGTAGAACCTCAGCTTGAGGATTTTGCAGATAGCAGTTCTACACAAAATGATGCTGATATTGTTCTAGCTCTATTTGATCCTATGAGATATAAAGTGGAAGATCCATCTGGTTATTCTCTGGATAAACTAAA